TCATAAGGAGCATTTGGATCCTTGATCATAATGCCTTCATAACCACCGTCGATGGCACGTTGGTTAATTTGCTTAAATGTTTTACGTCCCTCATCAGTATCTAGATCAACTTCTTCGTGATCCAAAATTTGTATGTTAGGAGTTTCTTCATCCCACAGATCTTTCCATGCCTTGAGCTTGTTCATGCGATCGATTTGTTTGACAGTGTATTTTCCTTTTTCAAAAGCACTCAACGGCACAAAGTCGAACAAATGTAACACAGCATCATCGGCTTTGACGTTGCTCTTACGATGTACTTGTTTCATCAAATCTTGAAAACTACTGCTCATTACTTCACCATCAAACACAACGGGTTCAGTAATACCGGTCACAGTTTTAGCAAACTGCTCTTTGATCAATTCAAAGTTTACTAATTCTTTACCATTACGACTATATTGATCGACACGACCATTAGGATAAACCACAGTAAGCACACGCACACCGTCTAGCTTAACTTCCACAAGACGCTTACCGCTGGCTTTCTTTTCATTATCCTCAAAGCCATGTGCTAGTTGACAAGTAAACAACGGTACTTCAAATTCTTTACGCTTCTGTTTTTTTGCTACATTGTTGATAGTCTTTTCACTGACACCACATTTCAAATCCTTGATAAGGATGCGACGGTACCAAAAATTCCATTCATCTTGTTTAGCAGTTTTGAGACAGAGTTCGATAGCGTCACGTGCATCATGACCAGTGAGTTCACGTTTGGCCAATTGGTCAGCCAATTTAGCAAATACTTGCCAAGGCAAACCTTGTCCATCTGGGCCACCGTGAGTGGGAACTTTCTTAACACCAAAAGTTACAAAGGGACTTAGACACAGTTTAATGCCTTCAAAAAATTCTGTATTGTTTTTGGTCATCTCATCAGCAATGACCGATTCTTTGAAAAGTCGGCTGTTATCGCCCCCCAACTTAGCAATAATTTGATGCATGTCAGCTCCAGAAGTTATTTACGATACTAGTATTGTACGATAACTTCTGAATTTTGTCAATCTTCTTCTTGGTCTAAGATGTAGTCTGCTACACCAAAGTCCAGCACTTCTTGGGAATTTAAGTATACATCTGATGCTGGTAGTAGCTTACTTTTGATTTTGGATGGGGCTAAGCCTGTGGCTAATCTCAAAATGTCTACCATTTTTTGATTACATAGATCATTTTCTTTCATTGTGGCCTTGAGATCATGATATTTGTCACTCATGCTTTCGCTGAATTGATGACACATGAAACTGGTATTTCGTGCCGCATATCTTTGACCTTTTGTGCCACTGGCAAATATCAAAAAGGCTGCACTCATTACAGCACCTATACCAATAACTCTGATAGGATGTTCGCTGCTCTGCATTACATCTATTAATGCAAATGCTTCATACAAATCCCCGCCAGTGCTGTTGATATAAAGTGTTAGGACCTTTTCAGTTTTTTGATCCAAATTCTCATAAGTTATCCAACGGATGCATTCATATATACTATCAGTGTCAATCTCACCTACTAAGAAATGCACATGCTGATCCAGCAATGCAATTTCCATACGCTCCTGGGCGTTGAATTCTTCTAGTTTTCTCACGACGGACCTTTTAAAATTAACTGCGTATTTATCGGTTCGTTACAATCTCATCGATTAATCCGTATTCTAGTGCTTCTTGTGCGCTCATAAATTTATCACGTTCCATGTCTGCGCTAAGTTGTTCAAAAGTTTTGCCTTTGCTATTATGTTTAACATAGATCTCAGTTAAAGATTTTTTCATTTTCAAAATTTCTTCAACTTGAATCTGCATGTCTGTGGCCTGACCACGAGCACCGCCGCTGGGCTGATGTATCATATGACGTGCATTGGGCAACATCTTACGTTTACCGGGAGTACCAGCAGTGGCCAGCAGACTGCCCATACTACAGGCTTGGCCCATTACCACAGTCTGCACATCTGGGCGTATAAATTGCATAGTGTCATAGATAGCCATTCCAGCAGTAACCATACCACCAGGACTGTTGATAAAGAATGTAATATCTTCTTTACCCTGACTTTCTAAAAACAATAGTTGAGCAACAATCAGACTGGCACTGTGTTCATTAACATCAGTATCTAAAATGACAATTCGATCTTTGAGCAAGCGACTATAAATGTCATAACTACGTTCGCCTCTGCTTTCCTGTTCAACTACGATCGGTACTAGATGTGGCATATTTGTCCTTTAAAAATTATCGTTAACTTCAGTAGTTGCAGGACTTACAAGACCTGCAATCAATTTAAATTTTTCAAAAGCCTTTTTGGCAGCTGGATTTTTATCCAATTCGTCATCAGGCAAAAATGTTTCTAGCCAATAATATGGCATGCGTCGCGGGTGAGCTCCAAATTTACGTGGCTCATGGAATTTGCCGCCTTCCCAGAGTTCGATGCTGACCTGACGGAATTTTCCTTTGTCCTCTTCAGGGTAAGTAATCCATTCAGGATTGCTCATGCCCATTCTTGTGCGATAGCCATGCCAGATATTTTCCCACTGATCATCGTCTCTTGGGTCAAAGTCTGTGCGGCTAACAATAACTAAAACGTCGTCTATGTCTACTTTGCCGTCGACAATATCACGGATGCAACGACTATAACTAAGACCAATTTTCATTATCTGCTACTTTCTTTAGTTTCAGTAATTTTAGGACCTTTGCTGACAAAAGTCAAACAAGACATCCTAGCTTCATATACTTTTCCATTCCAATGCATGACTAACTTTAAACTTTTATTAAGACTCACGCTTAATGTTTTGCCTTCTTGAAAATTTAAAATATCTGCACGAACTGTTTTATTATTATCCTCGCACAGAACTTCGCAATAATCATCGACGTATCTAGTCATTTTATTTTCCGAAATTAAATTTTACACTTTTGACGCTGTCCCAACGAAAACTTCTCCAGCCTTTGGCATTTACGTCATAGACTGCACAGACTTCGTCGCTGATTTTACGTTCTGGTTTATCTTCAGTAACTGCAACAAACGGTACAATGTCGGGGTTGGTGGTACAGAGCATCTCACGCTCTGTACCGTCTTTTTTGATAAAGACTACAGTAGTAGGACCAAACGCTATATGACCTTTGAGCCATTTTTTAAAGCGTCTAAAATCCCTATCACTCATCACGTTTTTGAAGCTGTTGTTTAAGTTCTGCATTTTCTTTCTCCAAAGCTTCAACTCTACTGGCTAACATACTGAAAAGATCAGTGATATTTTTTGCTGTAGTTCTTAGCATTTCTGCGATATCTGGTTCCATTTAAATCTCCAAAATAATGTTAGGGTTCCATCCTGTATCTTCACTGTAACCATCATTATGGTAGCCTCTGGGATTACAGACAATCCTACAGTTACCAATTTGATAATCAAAGCAATGATGCGTATGACCATGTGTCCACAAAACAACCTGTGGGTTATCAAAAATAAACTCACTGAGATCGCTGTGATAAGCACCGTTCATCAAATGATCGTTAGCATACATAGGATGCATACTTTGATAGCTGGGACTATGATGACCCACTATCACGCATCTACGTTCCTTATTTTCATCTAATACACTTTGAAAATACTTCAGTGTTTCTTTGTGACGTATTGCAACATCAGCAGGCTTTAAATTAGTATAGCCTTTTTGATCATTTTTAATGATACGGAAGTCGTTCATCATATCACGAATGGAATGAAGCGTGATAGGATCACCTTTGTTCATGTCAGTCCATAATGTGGCACCTACAAACATAACATCATCTATGAGCTTGCAGTCATTTTCCATGAAATACACATTTGGGTACTGACTACACTCATCTCGTAGATATTGCAGGCCTTTGTAGAACTTGCCGTTGTAAAACTCGTGATTACCTGCTACATAGATAACATGTGGAAACAGGTTGCTCATACGCTTTAAAAAGTCACGGAATATTTGTACCCGCTTTTGCTTACGGCCTAGATCAGCAAACGAACCATGTTCGTAAATACTAG